TGTATAAGAGACAGATGAACAACAGATTAAAGATATAGCAGAAGCTATTGGTAAGAATTTTGCAGGAGCAATTACAACTACATCTGATTTAATTAAAGGAGTAGCACCTGCCGTAAAGAATGTAGCAGACGCATTAGGAACAACAATAGAAGGATTCAAATCATTACCTACCTTTGTTCAAACATCTGGATTAATTGCAGCATTATTGTTTGGTAAAAAAGGTGCGTTAGCTTTTGGTGCATTATCTTTTTTAGTAGGTCAGATTGATGATTTAATTGATAAAGGTAAAGAAGCAGGAGAAATTAGATTATTATCTGTTGATGATTTAAAAGAAGAAGCAGATAGTTTAGAAAAAGTTAATTTTTATTTAGATTATTTTAACAATAAATTAGATCCATCCATTACAAAAAGCAGAGAAAAAAGAGATGCTATAAAAGAAAAAGTATCGGCATTAGAATCTTTGAAGGAAATGTATATTTCCAATGCTAATGAACTAGATTTATTTGATAGGATTTTAAAAAATTCAACTCAATCAACTGACGAAGCTAAAACTTCAGTAAATCTATTAAGACAAGCCCAAGATGAATACATAGAAGTTGGAAAATCAATGAGAGATATTCTTAATGAAGAATATGAAGCAAAACGAAAACTCATTGAACAAGAAGAATTTAAAAAAATGTATGATGAACTAACTAAAGGAATTCAAAGATTAAAAGAAGCCTATAATCCTTATTTGGAATTACAAAGACAAGAAGAAGAACAAATAATATTACTTAATAAAGCATTAGAAAATAATCTTATTGTTAAAGCAGAACACGAAAGACTAATGACTGAAATATTAGCAAAAGGAATAGAGGACAGAAAAAGATTAAGAGAAAGAGAAGTTAATGATCAGTTAAGCATATTTAAATCAGGTAAATTCCAAGAATTAGATTTAACTAAATTAACAGAAGAACAGAAAAAAGACTTTACAATCAAGGCAGGTAAAGAAGTATTAGGAGCATTAGCCAAAAACAATAAAAAAGCGTTTGAATTAAATAAAGCATTGGCTACCGCAGAAGCTATTGTCAATACTGCTCAAGGTGTCACTAAAGCATTAGCATCAGCAAATTATATTCAAGCCTTCTTGATTGGTGCTATGGGTGCAGTTCAAATAGCAACTATTCAATCTCAGCAATATCAAGGTAGAGCATTGGGTGGTAGAGTTCAGGCAGGATCAAGTTATATGGTGGGTGAAGGTGGTAAACCTGAGATGTTTGTACCTGATCAATCAGGAACTATTATTCCAAATTCACAACTAGGAAAAGCCACCAATGTTTATGTGACTATAAACGCTAATGACACAGAGGGATTTGATGATTTATTAATTAAGCGTAGAAGCACTATTGTTAATGTGATAAATGATGCTTTAAATAGTCAAGGGAAGGAAGCATTAATCTAATGGCAGGTACATATCCAACAACACCAGAATTTGCATCAGTAGGATTTTCATCTGAGCAAAAGACAATCACATCCACTACTGACAGTGGTAAGATGTTTGCAGTTCAAGTAGATGGGCAAAGATTTAAATTTAGCGCAAGTTATCCTCCCATGAATAGATCAGAGTTTGCTCCAGTTTATGCTTTTGTAATGAAACAAAGATCACAAAAAGAAACATTCCAGATATCCTTACCAGACCTAAAAGATGCCAAAGGTAGTATATCAGGAACAGTATTAGTGAATGGCGCACATAGTGCAGGAGATACTACGATTGATGTAGATGGAATGACTGGAGAAATCAAAGCAGGAGATTTTGTTAATTTTGCAGGAGATACAAAGGTTTATATGGTGGTTAGTGATGCAACTGCAGTAGCAGGAACAGCAACCCTGACGATTGAGCCACCTTTAAGAAGTGCCATAGCAGATGATGCGGCAGTCACTTATGACGGAGTAGAATTTACAGTAAGACTGACAAATGATGTTCAGCAATTCAATACAGGGGATTTAGATTTATATAGATTTGAAGTTGATTTCATAGAGGCTCTATAATGGCTAGAGGTTTATCTACCGCTTTAAAAAATGAACTGGCTACTCAAAGCATTAAGCCAATTATTTTACTAGAAATATTATTCCCTACTCCCCAAAGACTGACTAATCATTACAAAGATATTACTCATAACTCCAACACCTATTCCGCTAGTAGTCATTTCTTATCTATTACGAATAAAGCAGAAAATGCAGAATTAGATGTATCTAATTTTACTGTAGAACTATCAGCAGTAGATAGCGCTTTTACTTCTATTGTTTTAAATAACAATGTAGCCAATGATGAAGTAAGCATAGATATTGGATTACTAAATAGCACTGATACGCTTATTGATACTTACAATTATGATAAGGGTTTTATTGAGAGTTTTAGAATAGATACAGATAAAGGATTAATATCCCTGATCTGTACTTCTCACTTTTCAGATTTCAGTAGAATTGCAGGGCGTAAAACCAACGAAGGTAGCCAACAAAGATATTTTCCTACTGACAGAGGTATGGAATTTGCAGCACTTCAAATTCAAGAATTAACTTGGGGTAGAAAGTGATTGAAGATGTTATTGATTTCTATTTAACATTTGACAGATACAAAGATACTTCAAGACGAGTTTTATATCACCACCTAGAGCCAAGTATTAGCCTTAATCAGTATAAGGTCTTTAAAGACAAAGAGATTATAGGATTTATGAATTGGGGATTATTAAATGATGTAATGAAGTTTAAATTCTTACATCATGGGATCATTGATTACAGTAATTGGAAATGCGGTGATAATCTGTGTTTTGCTGATTTCCTTTGTAGAAAAAATATCAGAGATATGATTAATTGGGCAAAGAATCATTTTTGGAACGAACTAGGATATGATAAAGAAGTAGTTTGGTTGAGAATGGAAGAAACAATAAATAAAACCATGAGGATTAGTAATAATGTCAAACGTAGTTAAAGCCGTACAAAATATAGTACAGAAGGTAGTTTCATGGTTTATAGACATCCCTGAGATACCAGATACTCCAGAAGTAGAGGAGATTAGGGGTACTCAACTCAATAAACAATCCAATAATGCCCAGATACCAATCATTTATGGTGAGCGTCTAGTAGGCGGAACAAGAGTATTCTTAGAAACATCAGGCACAGATAATACTTACCTTTATGGCGCTATGGTCTTAGCAGAGGGTGAAATCAATGCCATTACTGAAATTCAGGTCAATGATAGTATAGTCACTTTTGATGGATCATTTGCAGATGGCACACAGATTACATCTAATGATACTAAATTTGGATCTACAATAGTTCTTCAACCTTTTTATGGTACAGACGGACAAGCAGCAGCTTCACTACTGACAACCTTAACGAATTGGACTAGCAACCATAAATTATCAGGACTTGCCTATATTGCTTTCCGTATCACATGGGATGCAGATAAGTATTCTGGTATTCCGAATATTAAAGTCAAAGTTCAGGGTAAAAAAGTATCTACATTTGATAGTGGAGGAAATGAAACAACAGGAGTTTATTCTACTAATCCAGTATGGTGTTTATTAGATTTCCTCAGAAATGAAAGATATGGAAAAGGAATATCTGATAGTGATTTAGATATATCTAGTTTTTATACCGCATCTCAAATAGCTGAAACCCAAGTCACTCCTTATAGTGGTGGATCAGATATTAATCTCTTTGATTGTAATGCCGTCTTAAACACCAATAAGAAGATCCTTGATAATGTTAAAGTCTTGTTAAAAGGTATGAGAGGATTGCTGCCTTATGTTCAAGGTAAATTCAAACTGCTTATTGAAACAACTGGCACTGCTACATTTACTCTTAATGAAGATAATATTATTGGTGGAATTAAATTAGAGAGTGAAAGAAAGAATGACAAATATAACCGAGTGGTTGTGAATTGGGTAAATCCTCAAAAGTCATTTCAAGCGGATTCTATTGTTTATCCTGAAACAGATGCAGAACATCAAACCTATAAAACTGCTGATGGTGGTTTCTTACAAGAAGGTAATGTCACTTTAGATACTATTACATCACCTTATCAAGCCTTAGAGTTTGGTAAGATCATCCTTAATAGATCCAGAAACAATCTAAAACTAGGATTAACGGCTAATTATGAAGCATTAGACCTAGCTATTGGAGATATTGTAAATGTCACTTCATCTCTATTAGGAATGACAAATAAACCCTTCAGAGTAAGTGGTATGACATTAAATGTAGATTTTACTGCATCCTTATCTTTACAGGAACATCAAGACGCTTGGTACACCTTTGATGAAAAGACAGAAGTAGCCATCATAGGAGATAGTAATTTACCAGATCCATTCACTATTGAAGCACCAAGTATTGACCATACTGACGAATTGATATCTTTATTTGACGGAAGTGTTGTTTCTAAATTAACAGTGACAGTTAATTCTAATGATCAATTCGTTAATGAATATGAAGTTCAAATTAAACCACAAGGCGATACTAGTTTTATTACTATTGGTCGTTCTACTAATAAGGTCTTTGAAAAATATCCTGTTATTGAAGGTGAAACATACGATATTAGAGCAAGGTCAATTAACAGTTTAGGAATATCATCTGTTTACACGACTAGCCAACACGAAGTAAACAGTGCCTTTGAACCACCAGATGATGTCACAGGATATACGATTGATGTGGTCGGTGATAAACTTCACCATAGTTTTAATCCTGTCACCAATTTGGATTTAAGATTTTATGAGATTAGATATTCCTCAGATATTACCAAAACTAATTATGCTGATACTACTGTATTAGTAGAAAGAATAGCTAGACCTGCAACATCTGTTGTTACTCCCTATCAACAAGGGGGTATTTTTATGATTAAGGCAGTAGATAAATTTGGGGTGCGTTCTACTAATTATGCAAGTGTCATAGTGACTGAACAAGTCTTTGGTGAAAAACAAAATACAGTTCAAACCATTACTGAACATACTGCCTTTAGTGGAAGTAAAACAAATTGTGTTGTTGTAGATAATGCTTTGCGTTTAGATACTTCAATTAATTTTGATGATTTAGGTGGCGATTTTGATGACGCAGAAGGTTTCTTTGCTGTCTC